GTATGGGCTTTCACAAGGTAGTCGGTGAGCGACAGGTGGGCACCGATCGCGCCACCAAGTCTGGCGTACCGCTCCTCGAAGGCGAAAGGCGTACCGTGGAGCACGGCGCGGGCTAGCTTGCTGGTGATGCCCTGCTTTTGGTCGTGGAGTAGGTTCTCGCGTAGCCCAAGCTCGAATACGTCGGTGTGCATGAAGCCGACGGCGCGTTCGAGGTCGGCAGGGATCTCGCCGCGGAAAGCTCGCTGCATCCCGTCAAGCGTATGGCGTAGCCCAATCACCATCGGGTTGTTGACGTAAGGCTGGAAGGCGTTGGGCGACCATGCCATTCCGAGCTTCGCCGCAGCTTGGAGGTTGGTCACACTGGTCGCGAACGCTTGCCAGAAGCGGTCGTAGTACTTGAGCCCGGCTAGCTCATCGACTGTCTCACGGAACAGCGCCCCAGTTTTCGCCCCACCTTCCAGCGTGACCGCGTGGGTAAGCGGATCGAGCATCTGGTTCTTGAAGCCAGTGACTTGGCTGAGCGCGATGCGGCGGTGCATCCCCATGAAGTAGCTCGCGATCGACTCAAAGGGCTTGGGGTTGTAGGGCATGCCCGCGGCGATCTTCTCGCGGGTACTGCCAGGGAGCGCGCGCCGCTCGTCGATCGCGCCGAAGTGCTGGAAGCCGCGCGTCCGTCGCGCCGTCATAATTTCGATGACGCGACGGGTAGCTTCCTCGGGCGTTGCCCCATCGCGGATGAGATAGGCTGTCGCTGCCTTCTCGAACTGCTCGTCGCTCTTGGCGCTGTGGACGATCTGCTGGTGAAGGTAGTTGCTCACCCGCATACCTGCGGCGTCGATCGCGCCCTCGCCGCCCATCCGCTCGGCGATAGAGTGGAGGGCCTTCATCCCGTTGTCGATCATGTGGATGCCGCCGAGTACGCGCTCCTGGCCGGCAGCAGCGACGCCGTTGTTCGTAAGCAGGGTACGGACGCCGGCTTCCCCGCCCTTGATGTCCTCCCACTCGAACATCACGTCGTCGAGGAGCTGCTGCGGGTTACGGGTGTGCTCGACGGCTTTGCGCATCGACGCCGTGATCGTGCCGAGCATGTCGATCGACGAGTTGCTACGCATGAACGCCTTGATCTCGGCGTTGTCGAGGCTCCGTAGGATGTACTCGCCAACGACGCCTAGCTCCTTGCGCACGTTGTCGGGAGCACCAAACGACTTGCGCAGCAGCATCCGTACCTGGCCGAAGGTCGTGCTGAAGTTGACGGGCCGCGAGGAGAGGTACTGGCCCGCAAGGATGTCGCGCTCGCTGATGCCAGCGAGTTGCCGTGCAACCCGCGCGTTACCGGATGCTTCGTGGAGTCGCTGGACAGCTTTGATGCGGTTGGCGGTCGCAGCACCAAGCACGGTGCGGGTAGCAAGTTGGTCCTCGGTCGGCGGCCCCACAAAAAACACCGGGGGCGTAGTCCGCTTCACACCGATCGGTCGGAAGTACCCCGCAGCCTGCTCGGCTTGCTCCTCGACTCGGAAAGCCGTCCGTGCCCGATCTGCGACTTTGACGAGCTGTTCACGAGCAGCGTCAGCCTTGTCGAGCAAATACTGGCGAACCGGCGACGACTTGAACGCAGCAGTGATCGCTCGCTTGTCGATCTCGCGAGCGCCGCGCGAAATCGCTTTGGCGACCCCGGTGAACCCTAGCTCGGCCATGAACCCAATCGCGCCGAAAGTGGCTCCACGTTCGAGCGCGCTCTGCGGCTCTGTGCCACGCTCTGAGATGACACCCGGCGTGGAGGCTGCGCCGAGTGCTCCGACGCCTATACTGCGCCCAGCCATCTCGGCCACCCGAGACGTGAACGGCTTGGGAACCGCTGCAAGCATCGGATTACTGGCTGCGCGGTAGAAGTCGTCGATCGCCTTCGCCGTTTTGGCGATGCGGCCAATCGCCTGCCCGCCCACGCGTGCAGCAAGCGGGCCTGCTACTTTGGCGAGCGTGCCGATGGCAACCAATGCACTCGCTTCGGCCGCAATCGCGTAGGGCACCGCCTCGACGGCGATCTCGCCAACGAACCGGCCCACGTCGGAGCGCCCACCCATCTTCGACTCGACACGTTCCATGTTCTTGGCCGCCGCATCGAGGTAATCGCGGAAGCCGGGTTGGTCGGGGAACACACCGGGGATGATGTCCACCAAGCCTGCGGTTGTCCGCAAGATCGGTGAGCCCGCAGCGCCGCGCATCATGCTGGCCCCGAAGCCGGCGATGTCCCGTGCGCCGCTGGCGAAGGCTTCGCCGAGCGGCGAGTCTGCAATTTGCTCCATCACACCCGATGCGATGTTGACACCAGTTTGTGTCACCGGCGCAAGCGCAGCCCCGAGGGTGGGCTCGCCTTCCTGCATCCGTTCGCGTAGCGTGTGCGGACGCGGGCTGACTCGCTGCGCCGCCGGCACTGCGGTCGGCTCGGGCTCTACGTCCTCGGACGGAGGCCGTATCAGTCGGTCGCGGAGCGTCATCAGCTACTTCTCTCCGGGGTCATAGCGGTCGAGAAGCACATTCAGCTTGCTCTTGTCATCCATGTCGAGCACGGTATCGCGCGGGTGGTACGCCTTGTAGAGGTGTAGCTGCTCTACCCACGGCCTCAGCCGCTCATCGTCTACATTGGATGTGAACCTTTGGACATCATTGACTTCTTCGGTCTTGCCGAGGTTCAACCGCTCAGCAGTACGGCGAGCTGCTGCAACGAGCTTCGGATCGTGGTCGGTTCCTTCCGCAGCATCTAGAAGCTGCATCACCCCCTGCGCATCCAGTTCTAGCCGACCAAGCGCACCAGATTGCGCACCCTTTGGAAAGGCCAACACAGTACCGAGGACTGTAGCTGCTGCTGTACCAGCATTGTGAATGCGAGCCGCAATCTCTGACGGTGTGAGCCCACGAGCTGCGATCCCCTTGAAGCCGGTCGGGAATGCCTCCTCCAGCGATCGGCTGATTCCGCGGCGTGTCTCTGCTTGCGTACTACCAGTCGGCACGTCTTTACTAGGGACAGTGCCAAGATAGCGGCGGAAATCATAAAGCCCGCCCGGCCCTATCCCAAACGCACTCTCGATCTCACGGCGCTTCGCATCGTACAGCCGCGTCAGCGCCTTCTTCGCACCAATGTCGGCCTGGCCTGAAGTATCGTAGGGCGCAAGCAGCTTTTGTGCAATCTCGGAGTTGCCACTCAAGTAGGCGTCGGCCGCAGCCGTGAGTACGTTCGGTGGAGCATTGACGGTTTGCATCATGCTGCTCACAAGGCGCGCGCGCGATTCGTTCGTCTTCAGTGAGTGGTTGAGAACCAACTGTCCGAACGTGAGCGTTCGGTCCTTCTCGGCTTCCTCTTGACGCTGCTTCGCTTGTAGAATGTCACCCATCGTGAGCGTGTTCGGCGCAGTGATGCGTTCGGTGGTTCGCGTCTCCATCGGTGTGAAGAAGCCGGGGGCAAACTCAGTAGGCGCGACCGTCGTGCTCTCGCGGGTTGTCGTGCGCTCGGCCGGTGCCTCGAAGGTTTGGCCGCCGATCGTGACGTTTTGGTCGCCACCCGGAGGCCCAGTAGTCTCCGCGGTACCAGCCTCCTGCCGAGCCTGGATGATCGTTTGGTTGGCGAGCTGCCCGCCGCGCGCACCACCCGTCCCCGCCGCTCCCACCATACCTTCGGGCAGTGAAATCCCGAGTCGCTGAAGTGCGCCAACGGGGTTCCGCGGGTCGATCGGGCCAGCGCGAAAATACTCAGTGATGTCTGTCGGCGGCGGCGCAGTAGCAGCATCAGCAGCGGCCTGCTGGTCAGCTTCCATGACGGCCGCACGGCCCTCCAGTGCCTTCGCGTTGGCTGCGGCCTGCGCGAGCTGGACCGCTGCGAGAGCCTTCATGCGGCTCGGCTGGTCACGGCCCGGCTGGTTGGGCATTGTGATGCTCCCCAGCTATCCCATCGGCTGCGTGAGCGTCTGTCCGGTGCTTGGCTGCGCGGCGGGGGTGTTTGGCTTCCCCATCAACTGGAACAGGCTCATGAGCCCGCCCCCGCTACCACCTCCACCACCACCGCCGCTAAACGGCGGATCGGGCGGCCGAATCCCCTCTAGCAGATTCCCAAGCAAGCTCCCGAAGGCAAGGACGTTCTGCGCAGCCTTCGAGTGCAGCCGCGGGATCATGATGAGCGGGGTGCTCACGTTCATCATGCCGCCGCGACCACCACCACCTCCGCTGCCACCCCCAGCACCGCCAGCTTGTTGCCCAATCGCACCAGAAATGGCGCTGAGAATCATCGGGAGAATCGCTGCAACCGGAAACGGCATAGTAGCCTCCTATGACGAAAGTGGCGGGTTGGGCGGCCTGATCGCTGAGTTGATGCCAGGAAGCACTGTTGCGAGCGAGCCGACGACTTCGGCAAGCCCCGACGGCGAGTCTCCTCGCGAGATACCCACCGTGGGCTGTGTAGCGTAGCCGAGCATACTCAGTAGTGCTTCGAGCAGCCGGCCTCCAGGGTCGGTGAACCCCGAAAGCTTTTGCAGCTCCGCAATCATTGCCCCCGGCAATGCTGTCCGTGCTGTCGCAAGCCCCGCAAGCGAAGGTGCTCCAACTGTGAGGCCCTGTACTTGACGTGCGCGGGCAGCCTCCTGTGCCGGGTACTCTAGCTCTGCAATCAGGTTGGCAGCTTCACGAGCCGCGACGTTCTGAAACGCGGTACCCTGTGCCGGGTTGTACATCTCGGCTGTGGTCGGGAGGATCGTCTTAGCGTAACGGTTTTGTACCGTACCGCTGACATCCACCGGGAGCCCGGTTGCCATCAGCCCTTCGAGGAGCGGCGTACCCGACGCGATGAGCCGGTCGAATGTGGAGGTCGCTTGGTTGTACGGGTCGCGCAGCTCATCGGGTAGGAAGTCGAAGTTGCCGGTTTGTCCGATTCGCCCAAGCGACGAGGTGAAGGCGTTGTCACCCGTGAGGTTGAGGTAGTCACTGATGCTGCCCGAAGCGCCTTCAGTGAACAGCGGGTTGGCGAACGGGAAGTTGCCGGCGGCGGTTTCCTTCGGCCGGATACGGAAGCCGCCACCCGCGCCGTACCTGCCGCCTAGTCCGAACAAGTTGGCGAGGAAGCCAGCGCTCGCAGACGGGTTTTGAAACACGGTAGTAGGCATCAGACGCGCCCCCTAGAGGAAGCCTAGCTCATTCTGCCTGGGCACAGCGTTCTCCTCGTCAGGAAGTCTACTCGACGATGATGTCGATGGAAATAGTCGCGTTCGTGCAGGCAGCACCGCCACCAGCCCCGTCGGCCACGTTGATGCCGTTCGCGACACCAGCAAGCACGGCGATCGGCTTCGTGTAGCCGTTCTCTCCGTACTCGCGGCAGAATGGTACTAGGCTGTTGCTGACGGTGGCCGACCCGACAGTAGGCGCGTGCAACGTGAACACGTCCACTACCGCACCGAGCGTTCCGCCAGTAATCGCTACGGCAGACGCCGCACGCGCGACTCCACCGTAGTTTCCGTCGGCTGAGTCGCGCTTCGAGATTGCCGGAACCGCCGTACCTTCGGCAGTCGCCAGCGTTCCTGCCGTCGATGCCGCTGTGCGCCGCGTGATCGTGAAAATGCGCGGGAACGATGTCGTCACCTGGCCCGGGTTGATGCAGAGCTTCGTCACCTTGAAGCCTGTACTAGCCGGCGCTTCGATGGTCGCGATGTTCGCTGCTGCGGTACAGATGAACGTGCTCGCAAGCGCGTAGCTCGCTCGCGTTGACACACCAGCCGCTACCCGCGCGTTCTTGTTCGCGTCAACCGTCACTAGGTCGGAGCTGCTGCCGCCCTTGATCGGTACGCCTTGTCCGAATGCCGGGGCCGACAACAGGAGCAGTAGAAGTACGAGTCGCTTCATGTTCAAACTCCTATACAGTGAACGCGCAGTGTTCCATCAAGCCCATTAGGGGAGTACACCAGAACGTCAAAGCCAGTTGCGGCAACGCGGTTAGCAACCGACACCCCAAGGTCCGCAACGGCAATCGCCTCCGGTGTAAGCCCATCGGCTGTAGTACCTAGTGGGGCACACACGATCTCGCTGGTTGATGTAACCCACGCCTGCCCAGTGACCGTAACAGCGAAGTATCCCGATCCGTTGGAGAGCACGAGCGTTGTCTCAACAGAGTTCCCACTTGTGTCCGTGAGGCAGGAGAACGTGTTGATAGCAACATCGTAGTTGAGAGTTCCTGCCTCTCCACAGTTCGGGACGCCGCGCCACGTTGCTGCTGTAGCACTGTCGGAGACGATCACCTGATCGTCTGCACCGGGAAATACGTCGGCCGACAACCCTGCGTCATCTTGAGTCGTCACGTACTCGGCGGTTGTTGGAGCCCCGCCACCGCCGCTCGTGATTGTGCAGTCTACCCGGTTGCCGCCTACGTTGTCTACGCAGGTTACGCCAGCTCCGGTGAAGTTGAATGTGTACCGGCCGATTGCGACGGTCCCACCTTCGTCTTGAATGACGATGGCGACAGCCATCAGCAGCGGTGCCAACAGCACCATCGCGAGCAAGCACGGTGTTCGTTTCATCGCGTCGTCCCGATTATCGCCCAGCCGGTGATATCGTTACCAGCTACGAGGTTGAAAATCAAGGCTTGGTTGACGTTGAGGGCGCGCGCGATCGGTTGACCCGAGTTGCCAAACGGAGCTGGCCCAAAGTTGTTGGGAATGACCATTGCGCCCGAAACTGCCGTCCCGCCGCTGAAAATCGTCAGCGTATCGCCGGCCGGGCCACTTCCGATCACCATGTAGAGCACCACCCACCGTTGGTCAGGAACCGCTGCGAGCACAGTGTTGTTACCGGCTGCGGTCGCCGCAATCGGGACCATCTGGATGCCAAGATAGCTGCCGAAAGTGAAGTCGAGCGGCGAACTCACGGGTAGCTCTTGCGCGTACCAAGCTGCTGGATGTAGGTGTAGCGGAACCGGCGCAGTGCGACTGGTGCGGTTCCGGTGATGCGGATGCTGTGGTGCGTCCCGCCGATCCCAACTAGCGCGTAGTAGGTGTTGCCGGCCTGATCGACTTGCGGCAACTGGGCGCTGCGCGTGACGCTCGACGAGCGTTCGTCCACAGCAACAGCAAGCGTAAAGTCAGGACCGCCCACGTTGATGTACTCCACGTCGAGCCGGCGTGATTCCTTCCACGTCCAGCTTCCACCGATTGCAGGCTTCGCCGACACGTAGCTGAAAGCAGGCGCGACGCTTGTGCCATCGTCCTTCATGCGGAGCGGACCTTGGGAGTCGTCACGGACGAACACGTAGCCAGCGCGGGTGCCGTGCCACGCCACCGGGAAGCCGATGCGGGCTGCGAAGCTGCTCCACGGTGCGGACGTGCTGCCCCAGCTCGGGATCATCGCGCCCCAAGACGTTGCGGCAACCACAGTCGATGGAGCCACAATCTGCGACTGGATGCGCTGGGCAGCATAGTCGGCCGCAGGCCACACCCGATCCGACTTTACGTCGTAGTACCACACTGTATCCGCCACTGCGGATTCGCGGGATGGAAAGCTGATCCGAACAAATCCAGGCACCGCGTCGAACTCGCACGAGATTTGTTCGGTTGCCTGCCGGTTCAGCGTGTTGAAAAAGTCAGCAATCCACTTGTGGACGCTTGCGCCACTAGGTGACTGTACACGGCCCACCTCAGCAATCTCGCCTCCGTCGCCCACGATGAACCACCCTTGGTCAGCCATAGCGAAATGTCTTGTACGGTCGATTGCACATACGCTCCGCTTAGAGAGAATGTGGACTTGGTGGGTAACGTACTGAAGTTGGAGTGGTGCAAGCGGTGGCTGATGCTTCGAATACAGAACGATGCCGCTAGTAAAGTAGCCTGCGAGCCCATTGCCTAGCCGTAGCACTCGCAGGCCAACGCCCGGCATCTCGTCAGCGTCGATGAAGCCCGCCCCGACGCTTCCAGGGCTGATGTTGGAGCCGTCACCGATGACGCTGAACCACAAGCGGTTCGGGAATGTCCCGCCCGAGTAAACGATGTTGAGGTAGCACATGCGGCCGTCGAAGGCTTCGCAGGACGCAGCCCTGAAGCCGGTGATCGCACCGATTGCTTCGATCGGGTAGTCGTATTCGGTTACGACGCCTAGGCGGAAGCACGGCCACATCCCCACCAAGTTGTTCTCGTTGGCGAAGAAGTACACCGGCTGCGCGACTGCCCCACGTCCTGCTGCCGATCCGTACCCCGCAGCACTAGCGCCGAGGCTGAATGTTGCGTCGTCCACAAAGTCTTCTACGCCGAGGCTGATCGCGGTTGCGGTCGGGAGGCTCGCGCCGACCGGGTAGCCACCGCGCGGCGGGACGTTCGCCCACACCGTCGTTGTGGGCAGGCGGAACACATGGCTGTTCTGCGCGCCGCCCATGTCCTGCGTGATGGCAGTGAGTTCGTTATCAACGACGGGCGAACGCTGGAAGAAGCCAAGGTGGTTGACTGCCTGCGGAGCTGCGGCTGCTAGTGCAGCCGTGCCCGCACCCGTATCACCGAGCGGGAGGTTTGCCGGATTGACTCGTGACCACCCCGTCTCGTGGATGAGCGTTTCGCCCTTCGGGAGCAGCCCAAAGGTGCCCACTGCACCGCCTCGCAGGCCCACGAGCCCGGGTTCGAGGTCGGGGGTGTAGCCGAGGAACCCCTCAACGACTTCGGAGGTTTCTTCGGCCGCATAGGCAGCAACCGCCGCCGCGCGCCCACCGCGGCCGAACGGCCTGTTGCCTGCGAGGCTCGACGGCACAGCAGCCTCCTAGAACAGTGTACGCGGCCGGGCTTCTACAATAAGCGAGTTGGCCGTACTAGAAATCGGAGCCGGCGCGAGCGCAGAGTTCACATCCCAATCTGCCGACAACGAGCCGGTGTCGGTCATATGCAAACGGAAAGCATACCGACTACCAGCTACGGCACCTGTGAAGACTGAGTTGAAGATGCACTCGCGGTCAAGCCCGTTCGAGTTCGAGATACCTTCCAGGTAGTAAACTTCTTGCAGCGTAGGAAAGGTATCCGCATCGTCTATGTCGCGCCTAATGAAGCACACCGTATCACCAGCACCACCAGATGTCATCTGGTAAAAAACCCGGCCGTAAACATAGACATCCCAAACCACGCCCGAAGGGGTCGAAGGGATAGTGACTTCAGGATAGTTGTTGACATCACTACCCCCAGTGTGGTCAGGAACAGCCCCACCTGCTCCTGTACAGTCCGCACTACACACACCATTGGTGAACGTCTCGTCGATGTCGAAGCTAGCCTGATCCCGCGTAATGAGTACCGCCTTTGTGGTATTCACCCAATCGGCTCCGTTGTATCGGATCAGGTCGCCAGTCGCGAGAGCAGTCAGCACGACGCCACCAACCGTCTCTAGCCGCGGGCTTTGCCACGTTACACCGTTCCACACCATCAAACGGTTGTCGTCGGCGTTCGCCGCGATGTTGTCGGCCCCGTCAGCATCAACCCAGCAGCGCCCAACGTGATTCGCGGCGAGCGCGGTAGCCGCCGGGTTGGCAAGCGTCGTCGGGGCCGCATTTTGTGAGAAGCACGCAGCACTGCCGGTGCGGTGGAAGCCGTTGTCGGTAACAGGGCAGCCAGTTCCCGGTGTTGCCCAGCAGTGCTCCTCTTCGGTGCGCTCGCGTACCTCCAACTTGAAGTTGCGAATAGCATCATCACCAAGCGAGACGGTTTCGCTGTTGGCAGGGATAGCCTCGAAGGCAGCGTCCCACGTCACCGCCAGCAGGATCGGTACGGCCAGCACGAGCGCAGCAAGCAGCCACGGGAGGTAACGGGCTTGTTGCTGCGTCATACGGGGTTCTCCTGATAGTCGAGGTTTTCCACCTCGAATGTGTGGCCGTCGTGATCCTGCTGAGCGTCTTCGCGCAGTCGGTCGCGTACCTCGTTAACGAGCTGGCCGAAGTTGAGCTTTGCTAGCTCTGCGCGGTCAGCGACGTTGAGAGCGCGGAAGGCTCGCCACACCCCACCCGCGAGAATCACCTCATCCCAGTCCTCAGCTAGCTCGGTTGCTGCCCCTGCTGCTGCGAGGGCCGTGGGCTTGCGGAAGAAGAACACCCGCACTGTCCCGAGGAAGTTGGCAGACGCCGCTGGACTGACGTACAGGCTGGGGCCGTCGATTGCGTACTGCTGCGGCTCGCCGGTCACAACAGTTCCGTCAGCCCGACGGGCGGCTTCGAGATACTGGCGATGCGACATGGGGCGCAGCCGGTGGCCGCGGGTTTCGTAGTGGACGCGGCGGATGGCCTGCACATTGTCGGTTGTCGTGCCAAAGCTCGCCAATGTGTAGCTTGGAGTGCTGGCGACGAGTGCGAACGTCCCGGAGGTCATCAACTCGCGGTGGCTGTAAATCGAGGGCCGGCTGACGTGGAGCAGCGCCCATCCGAGCCACCGATCGACTCGCGGGTCGGGAAGCTCATCAGCCGTTGCTAGGAAGCCGCCGACCCCGAACCGCAGCTCGTCACGCAGGGCTTGAAGTGTCGCAACGCCCATCAGCTACTCCCGAAACGGCCACGTCCGCGGACGCAAGATCGTCGGTGGATCATAGCACTCCGCGCATACGAGCTGCTTCGTCACGCCGTCAGCGATGAGCGCGCTGCGCAGCGCCGGGTTACCGCAGCGCGGGCACTCGACGGCCTGGTCAGTGCCAGCCGCAGCCGTGAGGCCGACCGCGCCGCTGAAGCCAGCCGCGTAGGTAAGCGGGACGCCGAGCACGCCGACGTTTCCGCCTACACCGCTGAACAGAAAGCCGATCCCAACGCGGTAGTGCCCAAGGCTGTCTCGCTTCCAGGCGTGGCGCAACCGGAAGCCGACCGGCGACGCCTCGCCTGTTGCAATCGAGAGCGCGATCAGGATGTCGAGCGGTACGCCCGCAGCGAAGCTGACAGACACGCTGCTGGAGGCTTGGGGTACTGGGAGGTTCGCAGCCGAGAAGTCGGTCAGGAGAGGCGCTGAGGGCGTGTGGGCCCTTACCATCAGCGTGCCGCTCTCGGTAAACAACGGGCTCAGCCGGATGCCGAGAGCAGTAGGAACGTCGGTGATAGCCGGCCCGGCAGCTACCTCCACCCACGTAGACCACGGGGCGTCCATCCGGGCGATCCCGAAGGCGCTCGGGGTCCACGTTGCAGCGCCGTCCCATGCACCGCTTTGGATGATTGTAAGGTCGGCCGCTGCCATCAGTCACCTGCCAGCCGCACGAACGGGCGGCGGCTCTAGCGCGATCAGCGGCTCACCAGGCTGGATACCAAGCTCCTCTCGCAACCGCTTGATCTCTGCGAAGCCTTCGCCGGCACGTACTGCGCCCTACCGTCGTGAAAGTAGCGGTGCGCCCACGCGGCCGTGAAGCCGTCTACGCAGTCGCCGTGGTAGATAACCAGTTCGCTCATCACGGCGGACCCTTCTTGAGAAACTACGGCCATCGCCATCGTCTATTTCTCCCACTGCGCGGCGTCGGCCGGCTGCGCTTGCACGGGTGGTGAAGTGGTGAGGGCATCGAAGTCTTCGCGCAGCTTCGAGACGGCAATCAACATTGGGCAATCTCGCGGGATCTTCTTGTGACCATCCATGCCCTCAGCAATCTCCATTGCGGCCACGGAGCGCAACATGAGCCGATCTAGCTCGCCCTTCGCGTTCAGGATCGCTCTTCGCAGCTCCTCCACGATCATCTCCTTGCCGCACTCGGCGGCGTTCGTACGCTCGTTGGGCTGCTCGTGGCTCGAAGCCACTTCTCAGTTCACCGATTCTGCGAAGGCAATCGCCATCCGCTTCGCATCTTCGATCGTCTTCGCCTCGAAGCCGACTGGCAGCGGGTTCTCGTCGGGCTTGCCCGTCGTCGGGTCGATGCCATCTACCCAACCCGATGTCGCGCAGAGGTGCTCCGGCGAGTCCACCACGTCGCCGATCCCGAAGCCGCACACAGCGCGGTGGCTCCAGCCGTACCAGCGCTGTTCCTTCTCCGAGAATCCGATCGAGCAGACGCTCGACTCAAGACAGCGCTTCTGGGGCGCGATCCCATGCTGGTCGCAGAGCAACCGCGACCACTCCCCATCCCCGATGTAATCGCCGCTCGGCGTGTACGCGGTCTCCGTCTGCGTCCACTCCTCCTCGTCGCCCATACGCCAGCGCTCGCGGCGCAGGACGTAGAGCGGGGTCTCGACGATCGTTTCGATGGTCTCACACTGCACCGCCTGCTCCCTCCACTGGGCTGCTCATCTCACCAGCCTCCCGCAGAGCCTATCGCTCCGCGTCGCAAGCGTCTATCCAGTCGCGAAAGTGCTGCCACGGGCAGCGCTGCGCGATCATGCGGCCTCAGCTCGGATCCGGGAGACGACCCATTCGCGAACGCACGCGAACCGCTGCTCCGGCGTATCGCAGGCAACTCCCTCGTCGTTTTCGTATGCGATCTCGCGAGTGAGGGCGCTCGCGATCCCGAACGTCTGCGCGATGGCCTCGTGGTCGTAGGGGTCACACGTCAATAGATCGAGTCCTCGTGCCAGACCGACGGCGCCGAGCGCGCACACGCCGCACTCGGTCATCAAGTTGCCTTGGATCAGTCGAGGCTCTGGCAGCGCGTCGAGCGCGGCGAGCAGCTCTCGCAAGAACGCTTGCCCGCGCTTGCCGCGGATCGCGCTCGTGACGCTGCCGCGGTATCTGATCCAGCCCCAATCGTCGTCGCAGTCGTCGGAGTAGCCGGCGCGGCTCACCACACCAGCGTACCACAGAGCCCATCCCCGCGCGCCGCCAGCCGTGCCCCCGGCACATGCCCAGAGATCCCCGAGGCGTCGCAGGTCACGCGCGCGAACCACGAGAGCCAAGGCTCAGCGAGCAGCACGCAGTCGCGGTCGTAGAGGCCCGTGGCGCTCCACTCCCCGCCCCAGCCGTCGCTCCCGGTGAGGGTCATCGCGCCCTGACACTCCCCGGCGCGAATCAGGATGGCCGGCTCGGCGGGGTCACTGAACCAATCTCCCTCGCAGCCGCCCGTCCCATACGCGAGCGTCGCCCCACAGGCTGCGAGTGCCAGCGCGTGCAGCGCCCGCAGGCCGCGCCCTCTGGCTTGTCCGTCGCCCACTCCGAGCCGCCGTCGATTCGGTAGCCGCATCGCGTTCTCCTATCGTTGAACTTCGCCCGGTGCCAGTCGGTGAGGCTCTTGCCGCGAACCGCTGTTGTCACCCGCCAGCGGACGTAGAGCATCCGTCTCCTTCACAGGCTGCAATCGACGCCGGAGAGCACCTCGTAGTTCGCTACCAGGGTGTCGAAGTAGTCCTCGAAGCCTTGCGCGCTCTCGATCGAGACGCTGATGCAGCCGGGGAACGCAGCGTTGAGCGCCGCGCGCCTACCCGCGTTCACTCCCGCAGCGTCGAGCGCATCCCACTCAGCCTGCGTGCCGCCGAAGTGGTAGAGGTTGCTCGCGCACGCGGTCACAGCAGCGGGGTCAGGGTAGATCGACGGGATGCCGTTCGGGTCGCTGAGGTTGTACTGCGGATTCGACGGCGGACCCTTCTTGAGAAAGATGTGGTTGCTGAGGAACTTGATCGCGGGAAAGTAGCCCGCGCCATCCTCCTTGAAGAGCCCACCGAACTTCGGGCGCATCTTGTAGGTCCGGCTGAACTTGTAGAGCCAGATCGTGTTGGCCCGGATGTGGAAGGTCCAACTGGCGGGTGGGCTCCCGAGTCCATCGCGGTCGTCATAGGCGAACGCGAAGTTGACTCGGTTCATGATGTTGCCCTGCGCGCGGATGCTGTGCTTGCGGAAGTCATCCTCGATCGCGTCATCTCGCAGGTAGGCGAAGCACGAGGTGCGAACGTCGATCAGCGGGCTCGCCCCGGCCGGTACGTTCCCGTCGTCGGCAACCGAGAGCCCGTCGCCGCTCGACGAGAACGTCGTTTGCCAGAGGAGGTTACTGGTCCCCGCCGCGGTTCCCGTCGCGCTCGAATGGAACTCCATCGCCTGCTTCGTGTGGTAGCCGTTGTAGCCGGGGATCTCAGCCGAGCACCCAGGGCAGAAGGGATCGAGCAGGCAGCAGTCGGAACCGTTGCAATGCTCCGAGCCGTTGACGCACTCGTAGACCGGGTTCGCCTGCCCGCCGAGCGCGGGGAACGGGCCGACCGTCTGGCCGCTGAACCAGCAGCTCCGGTCGGGATTCGGCGCGAGCGCCTGGCTGAACTCGACGGCCTGGCCCTCGTCAGCGTCGCCGGTCCAGATCTCGCAGTCGGCGTCGATCAGCTCGAGCGCGTCCGTCGCCTCAATCGTCTCGTCGGTGCTCTCGGCGTCGAGCGTCCCGACGCACGAGTGGGGCTGTAGGCTCGTGAGGCAGCTCGCCGTAGCGGGCTCCGCGAGGACGATCACGAAAGCGAAAGTCAGAAGGTGCGTCATCGCGTGAACTCTACCCTTCCAGTGCGCGACGGCGATCCTGTGCCTCGCGCTCTGTCACGACGCCCTCCCAGCGGCCGATCAGGGTAGCCAGCTCACGCCCCATCCGGTCGATCGACTCCCAGATCTGCCGGTCCCCCTCAGCGACCTTCAGCCGGAGGCTGTCGTTGCAGTCGTCTTGGTGTTTTAGCTTCGCGGCTATCTCCTCGAAGCGCCGAGCGTGTAGCGCGTTCGCGCGCCACATGAGGAGCCCCTGCGACACGAGCAGAACGCCGACGCCGAGAAGCGCATCCGAGGAGAGCCCAAACACGGTCACGGCTGTCCCTTGAGTCCATAGACCCAGCGCGGTCTGGCTGGCGATCGTCCGCCCCGCCCGCCCGGCGTCTCGCACCCGAAGCCCTCGCAGCCCTGGAAAGCGGGGACGGCCAAAGCAGGAGACGCGAAGAGGAGCGCGGCGAGCGCGAGCCCCCTCATCGAAGCGCCAGCGGCAGCACAAGCGGCACACAGGTTTCTGCGGTGTTGCTGTTAGTAGGACGATCGATGTCAGGGGCCGCCAACGGATAGACAGTTTGGACAGCGGGTAGGGCCACCGTGGCGTTGACTGTACGAATGCTCTGTAGGCACACATTGCGTTGGGCGCGTTGCCACCGGAGTCGGCCACTCCACCCATAGCTGGTGTTAGCGTTGTAAGCGCGAGTGCCGAAGGTGAAATCGTATCCGCCCATCAGGGCGTTGGTCCCGCTGTCCCTTACGATGTTAGTTACGAAGCCGCCCCCATTGGTTTCTACACCACCGCCGTTCTCGTTACGGTGTCCATGCAGGAAGACCAATGCGTTGTCATTGCTGTCGCGGTACTGCTTCCACAACCTAGTAGGGTCGCAGGCAGTACCAGTAAGAGTGTTCGTCCATTGCCCACACCCTACTGCCTGGGGAGCCCCTGCCGACATCTCGCAAGGGCCGTCGTGCGTAATGTGGATGAACACCAGCCGCGGGTTGGCTGCCATTACACCCTGAGCCCACCCCCAAGTAGCCGAAGTGTTCCCGCAGGAGCTAGCAGCCCTGATACGGGCGCCCAGCTCCCACTCTGCACTCACTACTGCAAACCGGCTCCCGAAGCGCCCCCAAAAGCTCCGAGCCCCGGTGTTGTTGGCCTCTAGATAGAGGTTGGTGCCGGCTGGGTCTTGGGTGCTCCCGGGGCCAGCAACCTCCTCATAGTTCCCGCGCGCCGTAAACCAGGGCCTACTATCGGCAGGGATACCGTAGTAGGTCCAATAGTTCGTGCCATCGCTAGCTGTATCTGGCTGGTCTACAGCAGCACCACCTGCTGCGGCTTCATGGTTGCCGAAGGTTGGGACGTAAGGGATGCCGCACCCAGCAAGGACGTTGGTAGCCACGGTCATGTTGTCATACTGCAAAGTGTCTAGAGGGTTGAACACGATGTCCCCAACCCCCAGCACACCTTTGATGTTCTCAGCTACCTTACGATCGCAAGCCCACTGCGCCTGCACCACTTGGTCGTTGCACCGGCTAGTAGCAATGCAGGGCGGCCCCAGGACTGGGTCGCTAGACGATAACTGGGTGTCGCCCCAAATGATGAAAATGTCGGTCGTCTCAGCCGGTACGGCCATTGTGGTGCCAACGCGCGCAATCGTTCCTGCCCATCCCGCAGACGCGAGCGATAGGCACAGCAGCGCAGCAGTCCACTTCACTGGCCGAGGAACCTGTCGTAGAACAGCCGGAGCACCACCTCGAAGTCGGCGCATACGCCGGTTCCACCAACCAACACCTCGCCGCGCACGAAGCGGTGGGTAGTTGGGTTCACGGGAATCGAAGCCACGCCGCTGCTTCCACCGTCCCAGCTCAGCACTCCGGCCGAATGTGCACCAGGGCTAGTGGCTGCTGGACCCGTGATGCCGGTACGACTATTGAGCTGGATCTGTACGTCGTTGGCGGTTAGCTGGCAGTCGTCTTGGCGTAGGCTCACCACAAAGTACTTGGGTAATCCTGCGCTTGGGCTGGTTGCCAAGTCGAACTCAGCACAGTCGGTCGGAGCGTTGTGGACACCATCGCAAAGCAGGTACTCCAGTACAGTATAGTGCCCACTGGCGTAGGTCGTCAGGAAACCACCATCGACGGCCCACCCCGGCGTACCCACCAGCAAGGCAGCGAGCAAGCAAATCGCGTGTTTCATTGGCTATAGCCTCGGGTAGAAGAAGCGCAGGATGACTTCGAGGTCGGTGCAGCCAGCCCCTACGCCGACTACACCATCCACAAAACGATGCGTCGTTGGGTCGAGCACCACCGAACTTACACCAGCGAGTGTAAGCTGCTGAATGATGGATGGGAACCCCACTGCATCCGCAAGCCCGCGCACGTCCACCGTTACTGCACCTGCGCAGCCGGTAGTGCTGTTGAGGTCGGCCACCACATACTCAGGGAGCCCGCCTGCGATCTCGCGGTGGAGGTCGATCTCGTTGCAGTCGGTGGTGGTGTGGTCGCCGTCGCAGAGGAAGTACTCGTAAACCGCGTAGGCTCCGGTTGCGTAGGCGGTGAGCGAGCTGCCGTCAGCCGCCGACGCCGACGTACCGCAGCACACGAGTAAGGCGACAAGCAGCCAATACACGCAGCACCTCCGGCTAGATGACCGGGACCGTAGTGGCACACATGATGCCGGCAATCTCGATGATGACGGCCGCAGAAACACGTACACCACAAACGCCGGGTGCAAGCCCATTCATCGCGCCCAATGTCGTCATGCTGTGCTGGGCAATCCTGCGGATAGGGCCAGTGCGCAGGCCGTGGTAGAAGCTGATGCTGCCCAAGCCAGCACCAGTCGCGCTGAGGCCGTTCCATTCCATGCGCACGGCCGACAGGTAGTGAGAAGTCTCGACGAGAGCCGGAGTTGCGCCGCCAGTCAAGGCAACCGTAGTGCTGAGTGACGCCAATGAACCCACTGATACACATTCGATACTGGCAGCCCCAACATATCGAAGGTAAGCCCCGTGAATAGTCGTCTGTGCAGCACCGGCGGTGTCGAGAACACAGTTGGCTGCAACGCCGTCGTGTGCCATGAAGCCGAACGCGAAGACACCGCCAGTATGGTCTGAACCAGCGGAACGGAAGCCCCAAATGCTGTTGTAGAAAGCAGTACAAGGCTCACTACCAAAGCTGGCAAGTGCTGTTCCAAGCCCAAATCCGTCAGCGGCAACGCCTGCGCCACCACCCGGAGTGCCCCATACGAGCTGTGTACCCTCGTTGTTGGCGTCGCTCGGAGTGAGCTGGAGCGTCGTCAAACCTGAAAACGGAGCCGATGTTCGTCGAGCCGCAGCAATCGTAGGAGCCGGAGTTGCACCGAAGCCGTTGCCTACCGGCGTCATCAACTGTGACCCCGCCGCGTTCGCGACGTGGTTGGCCTCGTTGGTGAAGTCGATGTGGATGACTCGCTGCGCGGGCAGCCCAATCCGTGACAGGATGTCGGCCGGAGCCCGTTCGGCGTGCGTAGAACTCGAAGCTACAAGCGGACCACGAAATCGACTCGGCATGACAGTTCCTCCGTTGATACACAACGTTGTGTTGTGCGGGAAAGTGCCCCAGGATTACGCACTGAGGCGCTGCGACGACTTCACGCTACAGGGTCTTGCGACTTCCGAGCCAAGTAGGCCCGCCGTGTTTCGTTGTCCTTGTGAGGCACCAAAAACCTCAATGATTCCGCATAGTTACGGCGCGCAACCCATCGTTCCTCGCCAGTCGTAAAACGCCGCCTGCGCGCGATAGTGAATGTTCCATTTCATGTCGTAGGTGTCCGTGTCCACGGACATCGCCTTCGTCGGCGACTTCCGGTTCCACCACGTCAGGTCGTGCTGACCCTTCGCGGCGATCAGGAAGTAGTTGTCCGGGTCCGTGAGGTACAGATCGGAGATGTAGTCAACACCGGTCTGCGACGTGCTGACCGTGTTCGTCGCACGGTCGGTCGTGTCGGGGCGCTCCTGCGACTTCAGGATCTCGGCTGCCGCGTAGTGGAGGGCAGGCGGAACCAGCAGCGTCGCAGGGCGCATCGCCACGAACCGATCGCTTTCGTTCGTGAACGTCTCGAACGCCGTGAGGAGCGACTGCATCGCCGACACGCTGAGGCCGACCGCTGGCGTCAAGCTGTTGGACTGGACGGTGCCCGTCTTGAGGTTCGTGTGGTTGCCACACAGGGCTGCGCCGTCGAGGCCGGTGAAGGAGGTCGTGACGAACGCGGTGTTCAGCACCTCGTGCGCCACGCGCTCACGATGGTCCGCGGTGCTGTCGGCCAGCTCCTCGGGCATCCGGGCGATGACGCGGTACTCCTCGTCCTCCGACATTTCCATCGTGACGCGGAAGCCGAGTGCGAACGTCAGGAAGACGGTTCGCACACGGGCACCCTGCACCGGGTCATCGTAGCTGACCGGAGTGCCTTCGGGCTTCAGCACCATCGTTCCGAGGCCGGCTGCTCGCAGCATGTCCTCGAAGGCGCGACTGCTCGTCTCGATGTTGAAGATGCGGGTAAAGAAGGTCGGGGTCATCCCCAGCCGCCGGAAGTAGATGCGCTTGATGCCGGCTTCGAGCGTTTGGGGAAGTAGAGCACGTTGAGTTGCCACGGATTACTCCTCCGCCCGAACGAATCGAACAAAGACGCCCGTACCGCCCGAAACGCGGATGTCGCGCTTCAGGGAGTCGAGCACACGAACGATGCGGAAGTGCAGGTTGCCCGCGCCCACGTCGATGCCCCAGACACCGCCGCCCGTCAGCCGCAGGCTGCCTTTGTCGTTGATGTGGCTGAGGAGGGGCACAACCAGCGCGTCGCTCGCGCTGAAAAGGTTGCGCGTCTCGAACTCCACATCCGGCGCCATCTCGATGACCGGCGCGAGCACGTTCGCCGGGATCGTAGCCGAGTTGGTGTTGAGCTGAGCCACGTTCACGGCCGCAGCCGCAGCGATCCCGGTCAGCGTAGGCGGCTGTGCCGTGATGTCGGGGTTGGTGATGCATTCAACCAGTGTGCCGTCGGCCTGCACAACCACGGGCTCGCCAGCAAGGAACGCCGCAGCAACCGCGAGCGGGTAGTGCGTGACCTTCGAGTGCCCGCCGTAGGGATGAACCGAAGCAACGATGTCCAAGGACGCCATAACCGTCCTCCTATGTGTTGCGGTTGTGGATCGGCTGGGACTCGTAGTCGATGGCGTGGCCTGGTCCCTTCCAGTAAATGGGTCCGTGACCCGCGAAACGTTCGACGCTCGCGTTGCGCGCGAGATATTCGTCGGTTGCAGCCTGCGGCGATCGACGCCGCGCAGCGTCCACCTTCGCCTGCTTGAAGGCGCGGTAGCCGGCGTTGTCGATCTCCATGAGCACCACATCGACGCGGCCGACCGTCGTGTCAAGGGTCATGCCACGCATCGGGTCGGTTTCGGCGATGCGCTGGTTGCGCTGCGAGACGACCCATCCGCGGTTGCGGAACGAGTCGATCTGGTCGCGCTTCGCGGCGCACCAGCAGTAGTGCTTGCCGGGCTCGGGGTTCGGGATGTTGAGCGAGAAGCTATGCGATGAGTGGGTGCCGCGCACAGCCGCCTGCGGGTCGAGGTTGGCAGGGCGGTAGTCTTCGAACGAGCGGCCAGCTTCCACAGTCAGGCTCCCTTGCCGTTGGGCTTCGCGCCCGGGTTGGTCAGCTCGTTGTAGTAGCTGTCCTTCTTCATCCACGTTGCGCCCCAGTCCTCTTCACTATCACCGCGGCGCATCGAATCGAGAAATGCCTCCTCGCTGAAGGCGATGCCGGCCTTTGCGAGCTTGTCGATCGCGAGCCGTTCGTCATCGCCAAGCGTCATCTTCTCAGGGGACTGGCGGGATGCCCCGGTCAGCAGAGTGGCCGGGGCGGTGCGCTCACGCGCAGCCTTGCGGGCATCACGGAACGTCTTTTCGCCTTCGGGAGTTTTCAACTGGCCGCCGAACACGCCGGCTGCAAGCGCAGCCACATAGTCGGGCTTCGCGCGGGACGCAGCCGGCAAGGTGCTGAGCGCCTTGTCGAGTTCGCCCCCGATCACTGCGTCGAATACGCCGCTGCCGAAGCGGCCATCATACTCGGTGCGCACGCGCTCGCGCGCGGTCGAGGTGGCGCTGTCAGCCACCGTTTCGAGGAACGGCGCGAGCCGGCCGAGCGCGTCTTCGACAACCTTCCCAACAGTTTTCTCGATACGACTACCAAGGAACTGCTCAGGGTCGGCCATCAGCTCGGTGAGGGCATCAGCCCCCTTCCCGCTGGGCTGCGTCGCCGGAGGCTGCGTCATTCGTGTCTCTAGGCCGGCTACGCGGTCGCCGATGCCGCGCACCGCAGCCGCGACCTGCTGGAAGCCGTGGGTCAGCTCCGCGAGGTCTTGGCCTTGCGGGGGCTGCGCCGCAGGCTCTTTGGCCAGCGGGGTTGCAGGGTCGGCGAGTACGGGATCGTCGAACAGGTCGTCGCTCATGCACGTCTCCTGGGCGGCCCCTGGGGGTTTCCCGCAGGTAGGGTATACCGATCTGCCGGCGGGTGCAACAAGAGGTGGCAGGGCTCAGTACCCACGGTCATCAGCCGTATCCGTGCCGTTCGCTGCCGGGCGGCCTCGCAGCATCAGCTCCGCAGCCTCCCGCAGCTCTACCAGCTCCCCGAGTTCGGCGATTCGGCCGCGTACCACGTCAGCCTCCGGCCCCGAAGGGAGCTGCACCAGCGTTCCCAGTAGCGTCACCATCCGCTCCCGGAGCACCATTCGTACCGAGGCCCATTCCTGCGAGCGGAAGAGTCGTCGCACCGGGTCCAGCTCCTCGCTGCTGGAGGGCTCCAAGGGCTTGCTCAAGTAGCTGCTGGCTTGCGCCACGAGACTGTCCTAGCTGGAGGATCACGTCCTCCACGTTGTCGAAGTTTGTGGTTGCGAGAAAACGCTTCATCGTTTCGGTCTTGCCCTTGATGGCGAGCATCACGATTTCGCGCACCATCGGGGATTGGCCTACAGGCGTCTGCAAGATTTGGGCAGCGCCGAGCAGTTGGCTGTAGTAGTTAGTGAGCATTTGGTCTTCGAGCACTACCTTGCTGCGCTCGTGCTCCGGGGATGCAGCTTCGCTGAGGGCGTTCACGTCGAAGCGCATATTCCCCGAAATGGGCTGGTCGAGTGGGAGCACCAACTGCTTGATGATCGCGGCGTCTCGGTAGCCAACCGCGGCCTCCACGCGGCCGTCCTCCACGTCAGCTTCAAACTGCTGGAACAGCGTTGCTACATCTTCGCCGACCTTGGAGAGCCGCTGGCGCAGATACCGCAGCGACACTGCTACGTTGATGGCGAGCTGGTCGAGCATCGCCAGCGTGCTCGTTGCAGGCGATGGGTGGCCGCCGAGCCGTGTCTCTCGGCCGAGCGCCGGGTCGCCTACGCTGAATAGTCGCTCGCCGGTTGCGATGAGCGCGTTGATGAGAGCAAGGTCGGGGACGATCTGCTTGCTGAGCGTCGGGAACAACACCGACTGGATGTTGTCTACGAGGATCGGGCGGCTAGGGGAGAACTTGAAGTCGATGAGCCGACGATCCGTAGTCACAAAGTTTACGCTGTTCGCAAGCGTAACGGCGTCGATTGCCTGGTTCATCATCGTGGTAGCGCCGCGCTGGATGTGGTCGGCCATCTCGGCGACGCCCTGCGAGTCGGCCCGGCCTGCCCGCTTGTCGAAGTGGGCATCGTAGAACGGTTTATGGGAGAAGAAGTACGGGTGGGTGATCGCATTCGCGACGAGCTTGGTGCCCATCTGGAAGGTGACCACGATCGGCACTGGCGGGCGCTCGGTGGATGCTTCATCGAGCGGGATGATGGCTTCTAGCTTGCCGCTTTGGATAAGTGGGTAGTCTACCCACGCTTGGCGAATATCGTACATCTTGATGCTGCCTGCGAAGCCGGCGCGCTTGCTCGACTCGTCGCTGCCCTGCTCGTCAGGCGACTGCAACATCTTGTCGAGCACGGCTTCGTCGAGGCCGGCTTCACGGCCGAAGGCGATCAGCTCGGCGCGCGTCATCAGCTTGCGGCGCACCACGATTTCGCTGTCCATCGTCGAGCGGCCAGGAATCCACAGCAAGTCGGCGCGCGGGACGTGTTCGAGGAGTGGGCCGCGATGGCTGAACATCTTGACGGGCGGCCCCACCTTCTTCGAGTCGCGCACGCTCGCGGGCGTGTACCGCAGGGCTACCTGCTCGCTCCACGACAGCGCGTAGAAGCCGCTGCCCATCGCGACTAGCTCGCCGAGCACGTCGGCGGTCGGCATGAACATCTCGAAGACGTTGCCGCGCGCAGCCCAGTTTTGGTAGGGAATCCAAGCGTCCACCACCTCGCGCATTTTCTCGTTCTGCGTGCTGCCTGACCAAAAATCGGGGCTCGCGAACAGCCGACCGCTGTGGCGCGCGATGATGGCGCTGCCCCACGTCTTCGCGAGAGGGAGCACCACATTGCTGTTTCCGGTCCACGACGGGATGCCGTTGCGGCGAACACAAATAGCATGGTTCTTGACGGTGACACAGAAGGCGTAGTCACCATAGGGCGTGAGCTGGTGCTTGGCTGCGTCTACCTTCGCACGCTTCTTGTGCAAGAGGCAGAGGCTGTATTGGACATGCCGAGCCGGCCCGAAGTTGCCACCATGGCCTGCCCGAACCTTCACAACTGACCGCATCCCAATCAGCGCTGCAACGATCTGGATACCATCCGCGAGCTTCTTCGAGATTGTGGTGTATGGGAACGAGTCGAAGTTGCGGTCAGGGCGGTCGATCACTGAGCCGTCACCAAAGAACAACCCGTCGATCATCCGCCACAGTAGGCTCGGGTCGAGATCAAACACCCACGACGGGATGAACCGTGCCTCTTGCCGACCCTGCTCGCGTAGCAGCTTCGCCAGCTCGTCAGGCATCGACCGAACACGCAATGTATAGCCAACGCTGGGCAGTCGATGCCGTGCCCACGAGATTCCAAGCCGAGCTAGCAACCGCTCGATCCGCTCGCATTTCTTCGGATTGGCTGTCTGCGATTGCGAGAGGAACACGCTGCCAACAGGTCGGCCCTGCTGCTTATTGCACCAGCCTTCGGCGAGGTACCAACCGATCAGCTCCATCACGTCGCCGGCCGGGAGGCCAAATAGCTCAGCCGGCTTTTCGCCCTCATACCAGCCAGTCAGCGGGATGCGGAGGCCGGTGGTGTCCCACAGCTTGCTAGCGGGCAGTCGGCAGACTTCGCCCTTCTGGTTCTCGACCACCATCTGATGCTCACTGGTGACGAGCTGATCGACAGACTTCGACTTGAAGTGGAGGAGATAGTCTGCCCAAACCGAGGGCGTCGCAAGAACGGGTTGCCACCCCAGCCGGCCGTTGCGGTCGTGACGTGTCAACACTACGTCGCCGATGCGTAGCTCGTCCACACGGGTCCAGCCCTGCTTAGCAAGGACTTCGGTGTCGCGAGACAACGGAGCGCCGTCCCACGGGAAGGTACGCCGTTCGGTGCGCGGCTTGCCTTCGTAGGTCTTCCACCAATGCACCTGCTTATTGACGATGGGGTCGTGTTCGGCTTGCAGGTCGATGGTGGTGCTGCCGATGAAGTCACCGAGACGCTGGGCGTCTTCCGGCGTGAGCGGGAGCTTGGCACCGGGGATCGGCACAGTGAGCTAGTAGCCGGTCGGCTTCGGCTTACGCTTGCGCTTTGCCATTGTAGACACCTCGCTGTAGAAAGACGCGCACAAAGTGCGCGAACAAAGAGCGCGCCCCCGGGATGGTCTCGCAAAGCCTCGACCACCCGGAACAGGCGCGCGGAACCGGAAGTCGGAGCCCGAGAGCCGGACCGGACCGGAGAAGCGAAGAGCGGACCACGCCCTCCCGTGCTACGCTCTTGATGCTGCGGGCGTAACGAACCCGCGGCCCGGAAACGCGGAGCGCCCCCAGTTGGTCGTCCGGGACCGGCTGGGGGCCACGCCCCACTGCACAGCTACGCCGCAACGCTCGCCCCCTTCGCCACCGGCTTTGCACCGGGCTGCGCACCCGGCTTGTCGTCGTAGTGAATCGCGTGACCATCCGGCCCGAAGCTCGGTAGCGGACCTGTCGGCTCGGGCTGGTCGATCCCCGTCTCGGCGTCGAGGCGGCGGTCGATGAAGAACTCGCGCACGCCGTTGTACGGGTCGGCCCCCGGAATCGGGGAACCGCGCACCATGAGCTGCGCCGATGCGATGCCACGCCAGCCCTTCAGCACAAACACCGGGTAGCCCTGCGTCAGCTTCCAGCCGTCAGCCTGTGCCTTTGCGGTGTTGGAGCTGTGGGTGAGCCGGTATTCGCAGCCAGGGACGCCGCCGTGGAGCGTCAGGTCGGTGAGGGTCGGGTAGATGCCTTCCCACTCGACTTGGAGGGGTTCGCGGATTTCGGGGGTGGTACGCATTGGGGGCTCCTAGTTGGGCAAGCCGGGCAGCACGCGCTTGCCGTGACGGTTCACGAGAACGCTAGTCGAACGAATGAGCTGGATGCAGATGTTGTCACCGGGCTGCGCATCGGCCGGGAAGCCGATCGACCGCAGCTTCTCGACGTAGTCAGCTTCCGAAATCATCTCGTTCGCGCGCTGGCCCGCAAGGACTTGGCAGTAGTCCCACAGGTGTTGCTCGACTCTCCAGATGTGGTCGCGGCCCATCACGCACCTCAGTATCCCGTGATTTCGTCCACGCCACTGTAGCGCGATTGCCAGCTCGTCGCCGCTTGCTCGTACTGGTTGGCTTCAGTGGGTGACAGCGGCTTCGGGAGCACCCCCGGCTCGTCATCATAGGCGAGGGCGTCCAGCAGATCCCGCGTTCGGCCGTAGGGGTACTCCAGGTACTCCTCGACGAACAAGTCCTCGACCGCACGGTTCAGGTAGTAGTGCCCGGCGCGGAAGGGCGTGATCTTCGCGGTGATCCGCGAGTCCTTCGTGCGCCGGCCCGGCTCAAGGTCGATGCACGAGACGTGGACGCCCCGGCGTCGCGCTTCGTCCTGCACCCAGTAGCGGTACATCACACTGAAGGCGACTTTCTCGATCGCGACGCGGTGGGTGCCCCACTCCGCCATCTTGGCGAACAGCAGGTCGATCATGTCGGGCGGCGACATCCGGTTCGCCACCACGTCGAGGATGTGCCGGCGGCCCCAGTAGTCGATGCCCTCGACGATGATGCCGTGGCGGCAGCCGGGCTCGCGTCGTTTCTCGACTTCCTCGCCGGGGATCGGGTCGAGCAGGATGGTCTTCTCCATCGTCGCGAGTGCTACCCGGCGCTCGGGTTCGTCGGGCGCATCGGCGGGGTTGATCGTGGCGTCGAAGCTGGCGTGTTCGATTTCTACGGTGTTGCCGCGCACGTTTGAGTAGCGAAGCCAAGCGTAGTCAAACGATTGCTCTTCACCGGGACGGGGAGCGCACAAATACTGTGCGGAGAACATCGCAGGCTTTGCCTTGTGCATCGCGAGCAGCGACGGGCGCGTGAACTTCTCAGGGAAGATCACCGTGCCGTCATCGCCCTCGATAGCTTGGCGTCGATACAACGAGTAGCCGTGGTTGCGCAGCGCGTAGCTGTAGCAGTCGTCATACTTCCACGGCGTACAAATGATGAGGAACGAGCTGTCGAGCGGTGGATCGCCGAGCTGAAACACGTTGTCGATGAAGTCGCGGGCCTTCTGCATCAGCCCCGGCGAGTTTTGGGCGTCTTCGCTGATGAGGTCGTCCATGATGATGAACGGCCAGTGGCGGCCTGCGGCGGCGCTGCCGACACCGAGGGCCATGATGCTGCGTTCGGGCTTGGCCCAGCGCGTGCGCTGGAAGTCGAGTTCGTTGTCGGTCCACTTCCACGAACGGGGCATCGTCTCACCGCGCGCCCGCGCCTTTGGGCCGATACCGGGCGGCAGCATATATTCGAAGACGGTCTGGAAGACGATGCTGTTCTCGACGACGCCACGGATCGCCGTGAGGAATGCGGCGGCGTTGGTTTCCTTCTCGTTGAAGATCGCGATAGGGCTGTCGGGGTCGCGGCACACGCGCCATAGTGGATGTGCCAATGTGGCACAGCTCGACTTCAAGTGGCCGCGTGGCACTTGGATCATCAACCGGCGCAGCCCCGGCTCACCCCAGCGCATGAGCAGCTTGCACAGGTCGCCGTGCAGCGAAGCGTTGAGGTCGTAGAAGCCGAAGATCACCTGTGCGAACAGGTAGAGGTCGTCGAGTAGCGCAGTACGGAGCTTCGCGACTTGCTCGGCGCTGGCATCACGGATGGAGGCACCGGGCGACGAGTGGAGGTCATCGAGTATGGCGCGTGCGCTCACCAATCGTCGAACCCGGGTGCGGCGCCCATGCGCTGCGGCGCATCCGGTTTGCCGCCGCCACTGCTGCGCAGCTCGCTGGGGAGTCCTCGATGGATCGCCTGGAGAATGTAACCGATGTCGCGGAAGCTGTTGACCGGCATCGGCTTGCCTTGCTGAATGCGCTGAAGATAGTAGTTGCTAAGAAAATCGTCCTCTATTTTGCGCTGCTGCTGCGGTCCTTCGGCCCATTCAGCGAGGATTCTGTGGACTTGGCTCGCGGGAGTATTGGGCAGGACGTAGGCGCTGTTGCGCATCGCCTCGATGAGCAAATCGGCTCGCTGGTTGCTCGGCATCAGCCGGATCATCTCGGCGATGGAGTCGCCGGCGGCCGGCTTTTTGGTGGGTGCCGGCATACTACGGTGCCAGTTCTTCGATTACTTTGATGGCTTGTTCGCGCTTCTTGATGCCGGATGTGACGAGCTGCTTCCCAGTCTTCCTGAGTGCTGCTACGAGATCGGTGGAACCAACCTGTACGGTATTTTCGTCCAAACGCCGAGCAGTCGGCAGATCGGCCTCACTCAATTCGAGGTAAACGTCTCGCTGGAGTCCCTTTTGTGTCAAGGACATCACTGGCGTACTGCTCTGCGTACTGCCCTTCAGCCTACGCCAACGGAGATTTACTGCGTCGAGGAGTTGGCCAGAAGCAACACCTTTTTCGATGTCCAAAGCGTGCTCGATATTTGACTTCCCTTTGTAGAAGAGTGAACCGCTGCGGTTTTCATTGGCGATTTCGATGAGTTTTCGCCCGCGCGGTGTGTCCCATTGCTTCAACCCAATGCGGGCCTTGTCTGACAAGCCGTTCCACCAGTCGGTTTTTGCTTTGGTAACAGCTTGTACGTCCTTCGGATCGAC